GGTTTTCTTTTACTTAATCGCAAGGGCTTAATTATGAAAGCATACATTCGCACCTATAACTTAAGACCTGACGGAGCAAAGGATTGTTTTTTAACTGTCTCCGCCCCGGTTAAATCCGAGCCCCTAGCCTGGCAACTACTGGGACTGCAAGCTACCCGCTCGGGTTATGGCTCTAAGATACCGACCCAGTACAAAATCTTATTAAATGGTAAATGGCGGCGAGTATATAGCGCTATTTTCTCAAATATTGGAACGCTTTACATTGGTAAATTATCCGATCGGCTAATTGTTGACATAGAAAGGGCTTAAAAATGCACTGCTTAATTCAAGATAAACACGGCGATATTCTCGCTCAATACGTCCTTGACGATACCGACCCGCTAGATTGTGACTATTACGCCGAACGATTTGGCAATTCGCACGGCGTAGAGCTTGACGGCGAAACCCCCGGCAACATGATACCGGACGGATGCGAAGATCTAAGCGTTACGTTATTAGAAGACCCAAACAATCCAGTAGTAATCTGGAACTCACACAACTACATCATCAAAAACGAGGAATATTAAAATGGAAAACAACACACTTGCAAAAATCATTAGCCAAAATACTGATTTGAGATTATTTGAGGATCGGTATTTTACAAAGCCTCTTGCATTCGCTCAAGATCAACTAAATTCAAGAACCCATTATTATGATAGTGAAACACTTAAATATTTTAAGGCCCGCGTTTTATATGCAAGGCCAACCAGTTCCGGTTTATTGTTTTTAACTGTTGAATCAGTACCGAGCAATTATGACGGAACCGGGCGCGGTTTTCGGGCCGTATGCTTCGACCTATTTGGGGAGGCGGTTTATAAACCCGATTTAGATCAACTTTATAGCAATAAAGACAAAGCCATAAAAGCGTTTTATAACTGGCTTAATGAATTCTCAGAACTTGAACATTACCGCAAAAAACTATTAGCCGAAAAGATAAAGCTAATTGACCGGGCTTGTGGTTACTTTAACGCTTTTGGCATTACACACGAAAACAAAACCGAGGAGGCTTAAATTATGAGCAGTATTAAAGAATATTTACAAATTAATTATTTGGAATGGTTCAACGACTATCTGACAATTGAAAAATACGCCGAGCATCGAGGCATAACAGTAGACCAGGCGCAAACCTTAATTGATTTGGGTAAATCAGTGCACGAATCTATTGTTGAAGAATATAAACTTTTGGAGGCTTAGATTATGTGGATTGTCTACTATAAAGAAAAGGACGGCGGACTATTCGGAGACTCTACCGAGTACCGAGAATTTAACAATTATCAATCCGCCCGGGTATTTGCCAGGGTTAAACGCGGAACTATAACAAAGGCTAACAAATGAAGTACATAAAATTAGAAATGATTATTAAATTAAAAGAACATGATTCTTATGGATGCCAAACAAACACAGATTGGATTTATAACACCATTGAAGAACAATTAAACATTGATGAATCAATAATTGATTACAAAATAACTAATCAAGAACCTGACATTATAACAAAGGCTCACAAATGAAAACATTATTCCATGACGAACTACACGCACACCGCACCGCTCGCCGAGCTCAGGAAACCCAACCCGATAAAAAATTCATGGTTGACCAGGTTATTTGGGGTTATAACGCCGCCTGGATTATTTACATTTTGGACGCGGACGGACGCATTGTCGGACGCCTCTAATTTTCACAATCAATAAAAAGGAATTTACAAATGGGATATTTTTCTAAAACATGCGCTAAAACTAACATGCCAATAGTTGCAAAAGATCGAGGATGGCCGCTATTTCACCAAGTAGTTGCGCTCACCCCTGACAAAATTGTGCGCGGTTCTTATGATGGATATGGTCGCGTTGACGGGGAAGACTTGCAGAAAGTATGGGACAAAGTGAAAATTGTTTTAAGTCACGCCTACGAAGGGGAGACCTACGACCAACTGGCAAAATCGGGTCAGGAACTGGGACAGGGTTATTTTATGGCGGATGAATTTTTAAGGGTTTGCACTTTTAAAAAATCTTTTAAGAATTACGCGGAATATAAAAGAACATTTAAAAAACACGCTAACTGGATCTGATAACCCATTTTTCACGCCTGAGTCAGGCTTAAAGGAACTACTAACATGAAAAGATTTAACGTTTACATTTCTGAAACTTATTCGGGCTACATAGACATCCAGGCAGAAAGCGAGGAGGAGGCGGAAGATTTAGCCAGGCAACAATTAGCAGATAAAAAAATTGACGCTAGGGCAGATTTTGAAGGCGATTATTACATTGAGGCAACAGAGGCAAAAAACGAATAATTTTCACGATTGAGTCAGGCTTATTTTAAAAAGGGTTAAAAATGAAAAAATTTATAGTATCTGTGGTTCGAGTTGAGCACATTGTTTATCGCATAAATGTTGAGGCAGAAGACCAGGAGGAGGCAGAAGAACTAGCGCGGGAAAAGTGGGACGAAGGAGATATTGACCTTGATACCGGCGAAGTAGTGCACGGAGAAGATTTTATAAACCAGGTAGACGAATTAAAGGAATAAAAAAATGAGCCCTAAAGAACTTTATAAAATTTTAGACAATGCGGGAATTGAGTACGAAGTTATTGAGATATTTGAAGGAACTAGAATCATTCAGGTAATGATTGAAGAAGTAAAATCAGAAGATGATTAAAGCATTATTCACGATTGATCTAATAGAGGACGAGGACGGGAAAGTCCTTGTTCGTTCTGAATATACTGGCACGGGTCAGGCTGTGGAGGAAATAGGGCACGATATCCTCAGGCAATTACTATTAGCCGAGTCCATTAGTGGCGGAAATATAACAGTCCAAACCCTCCACTACTTAGCTCATATTCAATAATTGGGTCAGGCTTAGACCTGATTTAAGCAGTCCCTGGCGCTTGTGCGCGTCATTAAAATCTTCTCCTACTACGGGGCTAATCCAGTACGGAGCACCGATTTCCTTAGCTATTCTCTCCCCCGTACCGCTCGCGTCATTGTCAGCAATCACCACGATTGGGTCAGGCTTCAAAGATTCTGCAATCTTTTTTACATTGTGCGCGGAAAAACACACATGGATTGTGTACTTCCTCTTCATGTGCTTGAGCACCTTACGAACCGATAACCCGGTCGCATAACCCTCACACAAAATATGTGGGCCTTGATTGTCAATTACAAACTCTGCCAGGCTAGTGCGTTGACCGTACAAGAATTTCTTATCTCCTGATTCGTCAATCAACTGACAACCGACAATCAACCCAGCCACGCGCATTGGCACGACCAATAGCTTTTCCGAGTCACGAGCATAGATCAACCCCTCCTCCTCCTCAAACCCTTTAGCCTTTAAGTATGGATGAGTACCGAGCTGGCAATTGGATATGATTGAGTCAGCCTTAGCCTTTGCCTCCTGGTTTAATCTAATCCTATCCTGATCTACCTTGTGCAACTGAGCTCTGAGTTTAGCCGGGTCAGTCTTGATGCTTGAGTCAGAGTTCCAGATTGATACCTCTGTATCTGTCGCATGATTCTGGACAAATGCCATATCACCCATAAACTTAACCGCACCATTGCGCTTATTGGGATGATCCTCTGTTGGGTATCTTTTCCATACGCCTATTGGTGGCATCTGATTCACGAGTATCCCGTGCGCCTTACAAAAACTAAACAGATCCATTGATTCTTTCTCCAATCCACTTCATCACAGGAACGGCCATACTATTACCGAGCGCTTTATATCTCGGACCGTCAGGAGTTTCCTTGCCCTTGGGTTTGATGTCGGTGTAATTATCAGGGAATCCTTGCAGTCTCTCGCATTCAACTGGAGTCAGTCTTCTAACTGCCATCGATTGAAACAAGACATTCTCACCGCCATTATTCCTGCCTTGGGCAAATGCAATATCTGAAACGCATGGGTCTTGAGTACCATGAACTACCACTGTGCCGACCGAATCATTTACTCCGCCTTGTGGACTTTTAATAGTTTGATTGACATCCGATAACGAATGGTTGTAGGTGTCAAAAGCAGCAACTCCATGACTATGTGCTTTTGTTAGAGTTGGACATGGATCACCTGGATTTCCTATTCCAAAACCTCTGCGATTATCTTCTTTATCTCTACCTAACAAATTCATGGTATTTAAAGGTATTGGTTGTGCAACTCCATGCACACCCGTAGCATTAAGGGTATACATCGGACCACCCTCTGTAAATCCATCCCCATTACCGCCATTTTGCGGCTGCCTACCAATAGTATTCTCTGCCAATGCTATCGCCTGAACGAATGGCGTATTTCCTCCGCCAGTGCCCCAACTAGACGTTACAGTTTGGCATACATCACCCATCTCTTTGACTCTGGAATCACTAGGATGATTCTCATATGCAATCATATTGAAGCCGTCTGCTCTACTCCATTCATGACTGGTGGTTTGCAAGCAGTTGGCTGGATCAGGGTTATAGACTACGCACTCTTCATGGTTGTTGCGACTCGCTCCAAAACGTGCCGTAATAGTTCCTGCAACTTGTGGATCACGAGGCTCTACTATGCACTTTCCTTCAGATACATATTGATTACCTACTCCTTTGAAGTCTCTAGCGCACAACGCTCCAACGCTATCTGTAGAGCTTCTGGCAATTTCTTTCCTCTGCTCTCTGCTCGGCGGAGGATTCCCGCGCAAGCTTTCTGGCTCAAAAAGAACCTTTGCGGCAGACTCCCAGTCTCCAAGACATCCGACAACAAACACACGACGGCGTCTTTGTGCCACTCCGAAGTACTGAGCGTCAAGGACTCGATAGCTCCACCCATACCCGAGTTCTGCCACCGCCCCGAGGAAGGAACCAAAATCCCGTCCTCCATTTGAACTGAGGACACCCGGCACGTTTTCCCATACGAACCACTTGGGTCTAAACTTATCAAGAATTCCGCAATAGACAAGCATAAGGTTTCCCCTTGGATCTTCAAGTCCTTTTCTGAGCCCGGCAACGGAAAAAGATTGGCAAGGTGTTCCACCGACCAGAAGGTTAACTGTTCCAAGATCCCACTCCTTATATTTAGTCATATCCCCAAGATTAGGGACGTTTGGGTAATGATGTTTTAATACTTCGCTTGGGAACTTTTCAATCTCACTGAAACCGACTGCCTCCCAACCCATGTGATGCCATGCTACTGTGGCGGCCTCAATACCCGCGCATACGCTTAGATATCTCATGTGTTGCGCTCCTTCAATATTTTCTCAACCCACTCTGCAACCCGGTGGGGGTCGTTTGCTAATAATGGATTGAAGTCGTTCCAGTCAGCGCCATTCAACCCTACCCAACCCTTCCACCGCGGCTCTGAAATAGATTTGTTCTGCATCTTTATCTCACGCTCTATGCGCTCAAATTCTTCATCTTCAGGTGTTTTCATTTTTTCTTTGCCTTCTTTAATAGCTTTTGCTGGATCAAAGCATGACCAACCCTACCCCTGATGTAATCATTATTGGTATAGCCAAAATACGCCGCAAAATCTAGCTCTTCCTTGAAAATTATGATCCTTAACTTGATCTTTCCCTTTTTGTTTTTAACTATTACTGGAATCATCTTGCCCTCTTCATCTTTCTTATGTATGCCTTGATTCTGGAGTCAATAAACTTCTCCACTTCCAGGCTGGGTTGCTTGGGTGTATCGGATAAATTCTTAGGCCATACCCCAAACTTGTCTTTGTAGGTGTGAGCTGCCCTGCCCTGCGACCACCCGGAATGATGCGTATACCACTGCAACTGCGACCACCAGTCCTGCTTATTCTCCCTAGACATAGTTGCTAGTTCTGACATCTCGCCGGGCACGGATTCCACCTTGTTTTTACGCTCTCTGACATGCCCGCAATGGCTACATACATCCATATACCCAGGCATATATGCCGAGCACTTAGGACACTTAGCCTCTTTCTTTTCCATCTCTGTGGGTTCTTTCTTGGGCTTTTCCTTGCTATCGTCCAACTGGCTTACACCGTTTTCGTATACGTCTTCCCAGTCCTCGCGAAATCTTAAGTAGTTACCGCTATGGTCTAGCCATACTGCGTAAGGCTTAGATTCAGGATCATCCTGGTTTGACCTCATCACGCGCCCCATTTGCTGAATGTGGCTGGATAGTGACTTGGAGAATGGACGAGCTGATACCCCGATCATTACATCTGGTACGTCAAAACCCTTGGTTAAGATATCTGTAGCTATGAGCCCATGTATCTCTGTGTCAGGCTTGCTAAACTCCGCAATGACTTCCTTCTTAAACTCATCATCATCCCTGTAGCTGATGGAGATAAAGTTATAGCCCTGCTCTGCAAACTTCTGGCTTAGATCTATTCCATGCGCTACCCCCGAGCAAAACACAATAGTCTTCCTTGGTCTACCAAATATCTCATGTGTCTTCTTAATCCACTCGGTGACAATATCCCCGGTAATCTGCATTCCTCTTGTAGACGATTCCTTTTGTGACCATTCCCCGGCTACCTTCTTAGCCCCTTCCATGTCTATCTCTTTGGCTACGAATACCCTTAAAGGCACGAGCACACCCTGATCCACGAGTTCTTTTGTTGTTATTGTGGATACAACGTTTTGGTAAATCTTTCCTAGTCCCTTAGTGAATGGTGTAGCAGTTAAACCTATTACTCTTACGTCTGGATTGTTCTTAATAAACTCTACTGTCTGATCCCGCGTCTGATGCGCCTCATCAACGATTAACAGTTGGAGCTCGGGTATCTCCCCCCTCTTTTCTAACGTTTGAGCTGAACATACCTGGATATGCTCATAGGGTCTGTACCGCCAGTGACCTGACTGTAGTACCCCGTGATCAATCTTGTACCTATCCAACCTTTGGCTGGTCTGGTCGCAAAGCACAATCCTATCTAGGATCATGGCTGACTTGTTTCCCTTGGATCTAGTGGCTTCTAAGAGGGCAATAGCCATCTCGGTTTTCCCACCTCCCGTCCCAAGATAAAGTATTTGGCTTCGGTATCCTTTGGCAAAACCTTCTCGGAGCTTCTGCAACCCAAGCTCTTGATAGCTTCTTAACTTTAGGCTAGACACTGTTGTTTTCCTTCTTTATTTCCTTCCACTCCCCGCCATTAACTGGCTGCCAACCATGCGTCTCGGTTAACACTTCGTTTTGATGCCACTGCTCAAGCACGGTAATGGTTTTGCCATCATTTGAATCATACTGATAAACTTGTTTATCTATCCATCTGAGTTGTGTTGTTGGTGTTCGTCTTGTGTTCATTCGTTTTCCTTAAAGAAATCTTCTAAAACTTTTGCCGCCTTTTCGTCCATTCTGTCTTGCCAGTATTTTTTAGCAATACTAGCTTCCTCTTCGGTCACTGGAATCCATTTGCCGTCCGCATCCTGCTTATTCCACCAAGGTTTGCCATCTTTATGTCCCAGAAACCACATGATTCTTATCCTTTAATTTAGCTTCTATACGCCTTGCATCAAGCAATAGCTGATCGTGGTTATAGTCAGGATCTCCTCTGTATGTGCCAAAAATTCCAAAGATATCCTCATCTGTCAAGCCTACCCATTCTCTCCTCAATAAATTCTGAACATCGTTGCACATAACTTTTACTGAGTTGTAACCTTCGGCATCGCCACGGTCAGCGAGTTCATAGGCTTCTTGCATTATTCTGATTCTTATTGGTTCAAAATCTTTGTTATTCATGTGTTGCGTTCCTTCAATTTAGCGTCTATTGCTTTAGCAAATCCAATCATGTCTGGAATACTACAATCTTCACCCACCCAAGATTTACTTAACCCCAAAACACCTTTGATGTCGTACTCAGTTAACTCTACCCATTCTGATTTAGCTTGATGGTATCCCTTGCTAAATCCTTCTCCATCAAAGTTTTTAATGTGTGTCTGCAAGTCAACGATGCGGGCTGTTTGGCGTTCTAGCATTGCGTGATTACCATCAATTTCTTTATGCAAAGCATCGCACTCAGTTAATAAAAACTCAATGGCTTCTGCGGCATGTTCTGCTGTATTTGCTCGGGTCTTGTCCCTGAGTTGCTTAACGTATTCTTGGCAAGAATCAATGTTCCAATGGCGTTTGTAGATGTCTTGTTCAGGTATTTCCTGCTCAATAATTTGTCCGTCTACAAACCACACTTTTTTCATTTCTGTTGTCATTTCTCTGTCTCCTTTTGTGGCAAAGTTTTTTTTGCCGTACTGACAGCCTTTATTCTTGGTGTAACCGCAGTCACCACCGCATGATGGACATTGGCTCATGTGTTGCGCTCCTTCAAAATATCTTCGACTTCAAGACACAGATCATATGCACCAAGTTTTTTGTTTGAAAGATATTCCAAGTCTTTGTCTGTCAGACCTACCCACTCTTTCCCCTCCACCAACCATACTACCTCATCTTCTTTAATCAGTCTCTCGTGCGGATTAGGAAGTCCCATGCACCCACGCTCAAAACAACCTCTGTCGACCATCATTTTTTCAGTCATCATCTTCCTCCATAGCTTCGCTAATTAACTGTTGTTTCACCAACTCCAAGCAACCAATTGCAGTCGCCATGTAAAGTGTCTCGTCGTACTTGTGAATTAGTTCTAGCATTTCGTCAATAAGACCATCCGCTAATTTGCCTTGGCTAAGGTTCATACCAACTCCTTGTTAAAAGACCAAGCACAGTGTATATACCAAGTGCATACATGACGACAACAAACAAGTTATCCTCAAGCCTACTGCGCTCAATGCCAAGTAGAATCTCTTGCACCCAGTCTTGGTCATCGTTGTAGTAATTAGTTTGTGGGTAATAGTTGCAACCAATCAATACCTTGCCTGTGTTGTACGGAACTATCTTCGGGGATACCTCAATCATTCCTTCGCTTCTTTCTCCTGCGATGCCTTCATAATCTGTAATACCGTAGTGTGTCTCAA